TGTGTTGAACTCTTCGCAGGAGTTTCTACTAAGCCAGCCGCATTCTAAACTTTTATAAAGGGGATTCTTCGGAGTCCTCTTTTTTTTATATATAAATATTATGCCTTTTCCAACCACTAACGCTACTCAAGAATTACCAGCTATAAATCAAATATTGTCGTCATGTGGTCAGGCTCCTGTAACCACTCTCGATCAAACCAACCCGGACGTTGCGATTGCATACGATACATTGTTACAGGTATCAAGAGAGGTACAAGCAGAGGGATGGACTTTTAATAGAGAATATCACTATGTATTTACACCTGATGCTACCAATAAAGAAATAGCTATACCAAATAATATAATACAATTAAAATTAACAGAGAACGCAGCTAATATAGATTTCGATGGTATAAGAAGAAGTGGTAAATTATATGATAGACAACATCATAGATATGATTGGCCAGATCATGCAACAGTAGAGTGTGATATAGTATGGGAATTTGACTGGGTAGATATACCTGAACCTATACAGAATTTCATTACTGCTAGAGCAGCTACTATAACATCTAGTAGAATTGTAGGAGATCAAACTCAATACCAAATGTTACAACAACAAGAAGCATTTGCTAGATCTACTGCATTAGAATATGAAACACAACAAGGTCAGTATACTTTCTTTGGACACCCACAAGGACAGACTAACTTCTATAATAGTTACCAACCCTACAAAGCACTAACACGATAATGACAGCCGTATCACAACGAGTAGATAATTATCTTGGTGGAGTATCTAGACAATCTGATGATAAGAAACGTCCTGGTCAAGTACGAGAATGCCTTAATGGGTATCCTGATCCTACCTTTGGATTAGTTAAAAGACCTGGTTTAAAATGGATTTCTAATTTAGGTACTGGTACTACATATGATTCCTCTAAATGGTTTTACATTTCTAGGGATGCAGATAATAAATATATAGGATGTATCACACCAGCAGGTGGTAGCACTGGAACCATAGCAATGTGGAATGCTACTACAGGTGCTGCTTGTAGTATTACATATGGTAGTGGAGCTCAAGCTTACTTAACAGGAGCAAGAGATAACTACCATGTATTGAATTTAACAGATACATCAATAATAACAAACAATTTAATAACAGCAGCAGTTCAAGCTGCCCCATCATTTACAGCTAAGAAACAAGCAACATTAGTATTAAGAGGTACTTCTATTAGTGTTGGTTATATAGTAAAAGTTAATAGTAGTACTGCTACAGTATCTTCAGATAGTGATGATACTTATTCTGATGTATTAGCTAAGATAAAGACAGCAGTAGATGCTTTGAGTATATCTGGTTTAACAACAACTAAATATAAAAACACATTACATCTATCTAGTTCAACAGCATTTACTGTAACTGCTGAAGGTGGTAATGATAGTGATTCAATTAGAGCATTTCAAGATCAAGTAGATAGCTTAGCTGATTTACCACATGAATCTTTTAATGGACATATAGTACAAATACAGAATACATCCTTAGATAGTGATACCAATTGGCGTAAGTTTATAGCTGATGATGGTGCATCTGGAGTAGGATATTGGTCTGAAACTATAGCACCAAATGTATCACTAGGTCTTACAGATACAACTGTACCACATGAACTAGTTAAAACAGGTTCTAATGCTTTCCAGTTTAGGAAGATTACTTGGACTAATAGGTTAGTAGGAGATGATACTACAAACCCTCAACCTAGTTTTGTTGGTAATAAGATACAAGAAACTTTCTATCATAATAGACGATTAGGATTCTTATCTGAAGATAATGTTTTCTTAAGTCAAGCTGGTGAAAAGTTTAATGCATTCCATGATTCAGCTTTACAAGTATCTGATTCTGATCCTATTGATTTAAAAGCAGCTACTATTAGACCAGCACTTTTAACTAGTATTGTACCTACCACACAGGGTCTTGTACTATTCAGTAAGAATCAGCAGTTCTTGATGGCTTCTGAGAATATGGTATTAACACCTAGTACAACTACCATATCACCTATATCTAATTTTGAAGTAGATACTAAAGTAGATCCAGTTCATACTGGTACACACATTAACTTCTTAAGTAAGACACCTAGTTATACTAGAATCTTTGCTATGGTAACTCGTGGTCAAGATGAGAACCCCCAAGTATTAGACGTTGGGAGAGTAGTAAACGAATGGGTTCCTGCTTCAATAGATACATTAATATCTAGTCCTGAGAATGATTTCATAGCGATGTCAGATCAGAGCTCACGTTATATATACTTCTTCAGAACTTATAGTGATGGAGAAAAGAACTTAATGGAAGCTTGGTTTAATTGGCAAGTCTGTGGTACTGTTCAGTCTATAGTTGTTGATGAAGATGATATGTTAATTGTTACTAAACAAGGTAGTCAATTTACATTCAGTAAAGCAAGCTTAAGTCAAAGTCCTGATGATGCTATTATTGTTAGTAATAAAGGACAGAAGATTAATCCATGTATAGATTTATATGCTGCAGCTAATAGCTCACCATATCAAAGTGTAGAGACTATAGAAATAACAGCTGGAGGTAGTGGTTACTCATCAGCACCTACAGTTACGATTACTGGTGCTACAGGTGCTAATGCAGGTACACCAGGTTCAAGTGCTACAGCCACTGCTACGGTCTCTGGAGGGGCTGTAACAGCCATTACCCTTACCAATGGTGGTAGTGGGTATTCCAACGGTGCTACAGTGGCATTCTCAGGTGGAGGAGGTTCTTCTGCTACAGCCACAGCTAATGTATTTGATGGTACTAAATGTTACCTTAAATATAACGATGATACAACCTTAACACCAGTACTTATTATTAAAGGTTCTGCTACTACAGGTCAGTTAGTTGAATCAGGTTTTACTATTAGTCCTGATAGAGCTTCTGATGGTGTTGGTACATACTTTAAAGTACCTAGAAAAGATTTAACTTCTGTAGCTAGTGATATTATTATAGGATTTAAATATGACTATGATATTACTTTACCTAAAACTTACTTTAGATTAGATGACTCTAAAACTCAAACAGACTTTACAGCTAGATTAACAGTAGCTAGAATGAAATTTGCTGTTGGGTTATCTGGAGTTCTAGGTTTTAAACTTAAGTCTACTGGTACTAGACAAGGTAAAAAGACATACATTGGAGATGATTCTACAACAGACTTCTCTTGGATTGAAGATGATATAGCTTATGTAGATAGAGATCAAATAAAACTAAAGATTAATAACTTTGAAAGTACTGCGTTCACTTTCGTTAACGACACAACAATAAGACTTAATTCTATTCCTAGTACAACCGTTTCAGCAGATGGTAATACTTCAACCTTCTCTTGGTCATTTGATAGGAATAACTTAAGCTTAATTAAAGTTAAGAAAGCAGGAGTACTTCAAACAGAAGGAACACACTTCCAATTTACAGGTACTAAATCAATTATCTTTGTAGATTCTAATGGTACGCCAGAGAATCCAACTAATAGTACACAGATAACGATATATAGTGCAGATGATATTCTTATATATTTAGATGAGTGGTACGATTTAAACCCAACTCCAATAGCTGATACTTACTTAGCAAATGATGTCGCCCTATCAGAGCAATCAGTATTCAGTTTACCTATTCATCAGAAAACAGATAACTTTGAATTAAGAATATTTAATGACTCACCTTTCCCAGTAGCATTAAACTCAATGATGTGGGAAGGAAATTACTCACCGAGATTTTATAGGAGAACTTAAATTATGTATCAAATGATGAATGAGTTTGGTACGCCATTCAATGAAGCTGAAGAATGTATGCGCCCTAAAGGTGTAGGTAATAGACAAATAGATAAAGAATTAGCAGAATCTGGCATGGAGTGTCAGTTGTTTATGGCATTAGGTGCTTTAGCTGGTGCAATAGGTGGTGCTACGTTAGCTGGCTCAAGTGCAGCATTCTTAGGATTAACTGGTGCAGCTGCAGGTGCTGCGATGGGAGGATTAGCTGGTGCTTCTATTGGTGGTTCAATTGATGCTGGTAATATGTCTGCAAATGCTGCTAGACGTCAAGCTGAACTATCCAATGAAGCTAGCGAAAGGTCTTATTACTATAATACTGCTTCTTGGAATATGAAGAAGAATCAGCTTAGATCTGATCGAGACTTCGCTATACAAGAATTAGAAGCTAGAGCAAGGAATGAAGGAAGAGTAGCTGACTACCAAGATATAATGGCAGCTCAGAGATATAATTACGATCTACAAATACGTGATCGTGAGCAAGCATCTCTTGATGCACAGTATGTAAGGTCAGATCAAATATATAATACACAATTAGATTATAATGCCTTGTCTGAGAAATCAGCTAAAGGTGATGAACGAGCTAAACTAGAAGGTATATTAACAGAATCAAGATATGATACAGATGAAATAAGATTACAAGCTCTTATGGATGAAGGTGCAATGAGAGCTAAAGGTCAATTTGGTAATAGTGTTGAGAAGGCTGCTCATGGTGTATGGGCTAAAGCTGGTAAACGAATAGCTGCAATTAATGCTTCTATGGAAGGTGCAGGTAGAGCAGCAAAGTCTGTTCTAAATGAAATAAGTATAGATAAAGATACAGCAGATCTTGCTGCTTTCGCTGCTAAAATGTTAGATCCAGGTTTACTTCCTGATCCAATTATGCCACTAGCAACACCAAGAGCTGAATATGTAATGCCTAGAGCACTAGAAGAGTATGACTTTGGACCAGCTCCTGTTATGGGTGCATGGTATGATCCTAATGCTGCTTCAAGTCGTGCATGGGGTTCTACTATAAGTGGTATAGCATCCGCAGTACCAAGTTATGTAGGTATGTTCCGAGGTTAAACAAACACACATTTTAAATAATGACAAAAGACTACAAAAGCTACGGCAAAACTGGTCGGTTTAATAGGAGGCAAATAGGTGATAGTACTCTGGCGATACGTCGTCAAAGTGAGGCTATCACTGATGCCTTAAAACAAAATCAACTGAGATACCAACAGGTAGGTAAAGAGTGGATACAAGGTGAAAAATCAAAGGAAAGTAATGAAAAAGAAAACAGAAGACTTCTAAAGGAATTAGATAACAAAGAGTATCAAAATGTACAAGATGCTATTCAAGTAAGAAAGCAAAATGAAGTTGAAGCTTTAGAAGCCCAAGCTAAAGAAATGGGTGAGAGGTCTGATTACTGGTTAGATTGGTCTACAACAGGTGCTTTAAACCTTGCTAAAGGAAGTAAAGCTATTTATGATTTTGTACAGACAGAGAAAGGTGATAGAGGTTGGGAGAAATTTAGACAATCTAATGATTATAAAGAAAGAATACTTGCTCTTAGTAAATTAACTGAAACAGAAGATTTAAAAATTTCTGTAGAAGAAGGTATAGCTACTTTAGAAGGTAATTTTGCAGATGCAAAAGAGTTAAATAAAATAAGACGTATGGGTAATAACCAATTCAGCATAAGAATGGCTGAAGATGTTATTGCTAATAAGGATTTATATTTTGATAAATTTGAGACGTTTATTAGTAAAGAGTTAGGTGAAGATTATAACCATCGTACTGCTAGAATGTTATGGGATCAGTATTCTGAGAAACTTATACAATCTTTAGGTATAAATAAAGCTTCAACAGGTGCTGAGAAGATAAGAGAATTATTATCTACTCAAGGTACTGTTCGTGCTATAGAGCATAAAGAAGTATTTGATGTTGCTGAAGGTAAAAAAACTATAAATGAAGCCCTGAAAGATATTGTAGATTATTCTGGCGATACATCAGATTTAACATGGAGCAAAAATTTAGAGTCTTTATTTAATGCTAAACAACGTGCATTTGAATCTGATGGTAAGGGAGGAGTTATTAGCCCAGCTGATAAACATAACAGACATAGAGATGGTGTTAGAGGAGCATTTAATGTTCTAATAGAAGAAGGTTATTTTGATGGAAATACTGGTGAAGAAAGATTAGAAGCTTTTTTAAATCATAAACTATGGACAAAAGGTAATAAGGAAAAGATTTTAAAAGGTGACTTAAAGGGTATACAATCTATTAGAACACGATTCCCACAATTAGAAGATGAGTTAGGGGAACTAGTAACTAATAGAAGAGCTGGTTTAGAAACTATAAGAAATAATGAATATAAAGCTGAAGGTGAGAAAACTATCGTTGAGATGAATGGAAGAATAAAAGCAGGAGAATTCGATTTAAGTACTAGAGAAGGTCAAGATAAATTCTTCTCTGTATATGGTACTAATTCTCATCCAGCTGTTAAGACAGCAGCTAATAGAAAACTATTCTATAATCCACAAACACATGGACCATATAAAGTCTTTCAAAACTTAAAGCAGTCTGCAACACAAGGAGATCTACCTGGATTCTTAAACTGGTATACTAATCTAGA